TGTTGTAACGGAAGGCGGTTATAACAGAGTCAATTAATTAGTCCGAAAGAAAGCGGGCAAGCCGAAATTAATTATGGATTATACAATTGGAGAAATAAATAGGAACTTGAATGGTTTTCCTGATAGCTCAGTGAGATCAGGAACTTCTGACAGGGTAATTTTCCTGTCAGATTGGGAAGAGACAAAGGAATTTGCAGAAAAATATAATCTAGATATTGTTCTCGTCAGGCAAACAGACGGGGACAGTTTTTGGTATGTTGACAGTTGCATCAACAAACCAATTGATATATTGCAATATATTGATTGGCTTGGTGAGAATTACAGGATTTTTGATTACGATGAGTGGATCGACGAACTACCAGACAGGGCAAGAGAAAGCAATGACCTTGTCTGGTTTTTTGAAACCAGCCAGAAAGTCGCAGAAGTATACTTAGAAAAACAGGAAGGGGACTATATAATATTGAAATTTAATCAATATTACGAAACAGTCCCGGGAGAATTAATGACATGCAGCGTTGACAACAAAACATATAAGGTAGGGGTATTAGCCCCTTACAAAGATTTAGGAAAAATCGAAGAGGAAACAGAAATAATATTTTTTTAAAATTCCTGCATTGTTTTTTTACAATGAACATAAAAACTTTGAATATCGGAAGTTCATTAAGAATGGCATACCGAGTGATGTCATTGCGATTTTCTATATCGTTCGTAAGGGCAGCGACCCCGAGGGTATTATGAATACCTGGGAAACTTGCCTATATGACAAGTTCGGGATAACGAAATTCCAGATCAATGAAACTGACTGGTATTAAACCAATCAGGCATTGATTACATAATTATTAATCCCGATAGTCGGAAGGCGGGCTATCGGGAATAACTAACAGCCCGAAGAAAGCGGGCATAAGCCGAAATAAAAAATGAGAAAAAATATGAAAATCAAAGAAGCAGAAGAATACTACGATGACAATATAGAAGAAGCTATGTTTAATTTTGTTGATAGCTGCGTGAGTCAAGGATATCATAACCACGATGACAATATCAGGTATTTTATGAGGGAAAGCGGACTTGCACGTTCTGAGTTTTTTAAACTTAGAAGAATATATTACAAAATATTAGACAGCTATTAATTGATAAACCGATGTTGATATTAATAAAGAATTAGTTAAACTTTTAAATAAAATCTAGAAAGGAGGTGAAAATGATAACCCAAAAAGAGATGGCAGAGTTGCTCGGAGTGAGTAACTCCCATCTATATCTTATGAGATTAACCCATAAGATACCTGACAAACTGGTAGTAAAGAAAGGAAGACGAGTTATGTTTAAGTTAGAGGCAGTTGAATTTTTACGAAGTAGGATTAAAAAGAAAAGATAATCGTAAAGCCCGCTATTTAGGCGGGCTTTTTAATTTTAAAAAAAACTATATTGTTTTCTGAAATACTGCTAGTCCTGCGTTCAATATATTCGGCGGAGTTTAAATCGGCGTAAAGCTTAAGCCAACGAGTGAATGTATTGCGTTTAATCTCGTGTTCCTTTATTTCAATATACTTTTGATACATTTCTTTTTTTCCGTATTCTTCATTAAACGAAATAAATTCTACTGCAAACTCATAGAATAAAATATTTGTCTCTTCTATAATCCTTTTATTCCTTAACTCTTCACTATCAATATCTATTAGACCGTATCTCAGATATTGCTGACAGCAACGGAATATATATAGATAATATTTATTCCAATCGTTTTCGTCCCAATCGTCAAACAATAATCGTCCTAACTCTTGATAAGGAGTTCGATTTTCGTTATAATAATTCGTTAATAAAACTTCATACAATCTGCGTTTATAACTTATTTGATTTAATGTTTTTATTAAACGGTTTGTTGTTATAACAAACTTAGGAGAGTATTTAAAAGGAATATTTAGGTTTCCTAAGTATTTACGTTTAACTTGCAGGTTACCTGTTATACTTGTGAATAGTTTGTCAAACTCAAAATTATCTCTAATATCGTCAAACAGAATTAATCTAGTGTCTAAGTCTACGTCCTGAAATAAAAAATTATCATTCAAATCACAACGACCTCCTGGTATTTCAACTTGATTTCGTAACTTACGTAGAGACTTAGCTATTAACGACTTTCCGCAACCTCCTTTACGTTCATTCTTACCTGTATCACATATTACTACGGCTTTAGGGATTGAAGGGTTTTTATATTCGTGAAGTAAATAACCAATGGCACATTCAGTTTGTTCTTTGTTGAAAGCAGCCCTCTCGAGAAATGTCTCAAAGTCAGATTTTCCTTCAATAATTTTAAAGTCCTTGCCTGATGAATGACGCTGCCAGATATATTTATCTAATTTGTCGTAATTTAATATTTCAATGTCGTTCTCTGTTACTTTAACGTAATTATTTTTAAAATAAAAATAAAAACTATCTTGTGTATCGCGTTGGAATTTATCTAACTCTATTGGTTTGAGTTGCTGACATATTTCTTTTAGTTTTGCATTATTATATTTTTGATTGAAAGCATTAGCGAAATCAAACGTATCTCCGTTTCTTGCTAGTTCAAAATACCTTGTTATGAAGTTACGAATATATATGATATTAACAATCTGTGCCCTGTTCTTATTGATATGAACAAACCGAATGTCTTGTTCTTTGTCAGCTTCATTAATATGAAGCGACCTAAATCCATTAAGTTCTAAAACAAACTTAAGTCTTTCGATGTTAAAAGTTGCTTTGTTTTCAAATCTTGAATGAAAGATTGGAAGATTGTAGTTAATAATTGTTTTTTCCATTTTAATTGTCCTTTTCACTAAATAATAGTTTTCCTTTTTTATTAAAAAAATATCTTGTTCCGTCAGGGTCAATGGATGTTACTTCTGGCAAGTCTTTGCGGGTAGTAAAATAAAATTTGTTAAAATAATCTTTACCTAAAAATTCTTTTTCTTGTTTTGAAAAAACAATGTCGTTGAAACGAAGTATTAATCCTTTATGTAACTCTTGCCATTTATAAAGATATTTTTTAAATTCATTATAATTGTTAATACCTTTATAAACATTAACGAACTTTTGAAACATATCGTTCTTGTTATAAGGCTTATCTAACTCAAACTCATTCATTGCGAAGTTGAAAAACTCAAGAGATGTAGCTTTAATTATTTTTTCGTCTAATTTTTTCATTTTTTTTTATCAAAAAAATAAAGTTAGTTTTGTTAATTAAAAATGTAAAAATTGATAAATTGAATGAAATTATGTAATTTTAATTTTACATAATTTTGTTCGAAGAAAAAAAATTACATATTAATGGATTACTTTATTGAGTTAAGAATAATTTGCTTTAATATATAAACGTTAAGTTAATTGACTTAATACAAATGTTATGTAATTATGTAAAACTTATGTAAAACTTTATGTAATTTTTAAACCAATGTTTTATCTTTAATTACTGAATTTTATGTAAAATTGGTTTTTCGGATATTTTTTTTAATTTTATTCTATTTTTCAAAAAAATTATATAAATTATGTAATTTTTTTTTATAATAATAATAATAATAATAATAATAATATTATAATATAAAAAGATATAGGAATTTTTCACATAATTTTACATAATTGGGTTTAATTAATTGTTTTTTGATAAACTTATTTTATGTAATTTTAAAAAAACAATTTTACATAACTTTTACATAATGCGTTTAATTAATTGTTTTTTGATAAACTTATTTTATGTAATTTTAAAAAAACAATTTTACATAACTTTTACATAATGGAATTTATCAATACAAGTCAAACGAACGCAATTTTAATTTCCGTTAACTCTTCTTGTTTGACAGCGTAAATGCTATAAAGGATTGAGAATGCTATATCACTATGACCTTCGGTATTGCGGTTAGCTGAATAAATAATTGTAGAGTTGAGAAACTTTTTTCTAATTGATAATAACTCGTATATAATTTTTTCGTTATCGAATTTTAATTTTTTTGTTTCAATAATTTTTTTTCCGAATGTTATTATATCATTTTTAATTTTATTATTCATAATAATACCTTGAACAAACCCAAACCTATTCTCAAGTTCTTCGCATAACTGCATTCCAATTCCTGTTTTATCGATTATGACTTTGTGCGGTTCATATTGATTAATTAATTTTTCTATTACAGACTTTTGTTGAGAAAAATTAACATTGTCTAAGGTTATTATGTCAGTTATATAAAAAAAATTTTTTTCTTCCGATAAAATTGTAATAGCTGTTTTATCGTGTTTTCTGCCGATATCAATTCCTATATAATATTTTATTGGTTTAGAATTGAACTCATAATCAATTAAACATTCGTTTAGTTCAGATAAACTGAAATAACTATCTTTATCCTCTTCGAACGAACAATTATATTCTTGTTCGAATGAGACATTATCAATATTATTTTTTAATAAGTCTAAATCAATTTTTAAACCTTGTCTAATTGCGTCATATATCGTTATTACTTTTCTATTAAAATCTTTATATTTATCTCTGTTTGTATATATTTCATAGAATAAATTATTCTTGCCTAAAGGAGTTGAACACAATAATAATGAATATCCTCTAGTAATCGTAGGGAAGGCAGCAGTATAAATTAAATCAGGTTTTTTATATAAAGCGAACTCGTCTAAGAATATATCTCCGGAAAATCCTGTAATAGTTAATGAGTTCTGCGGTAGACAGTAGATTGATTTGTTATTGAATGCAAATTTTTTTTCTTGCTGTTTATCAGTTATTAATTTTAATTCCCGCGGCATTACCGTTAGAAGCAATTCAATATAACCCATTACTCTTAACGACTGACGAAATGACGCAGATAATATTATTTGTTCTGTATTATATTTTAAACAATTTCGAAGTGCCCTATAAGCAAACGCAAATGATAATCCTATTTGTCTTGACTTAACAACTTGCAATAATCTATGATTATTATTAATTATTTCTTTTTGGTAGGGAAGTAACTTCAATTTTTAATCCTCAAATATTTTTTTATCTAACGCGTCTACTATCTGTTGCGTTATATCAATATTAATATTTTTGTTTTCGGTTTCTATCAATTGTTTAGTTGGAGTTAATTCTCCGAGCTGTTCAAGATTTCTTTCAACTAACTTCGCATTAAACTTATTAAACAAACCTCTTACTAAAATTACATCACTAAACTTTTCGTTAAGTATTTTAATTAGTTCCTTAATGTCTTCAATATCCGAATATGTTTCTTGCGGATATTTTAAATCTCCCGTGGAAGCTAGTTTAATTAATTCTTTTAATTTATGTTTAGAAATTCCTAACGAATGACAAAATTCAGTTAATCGCGGTAATTGTGATTCGTCAATATATAGTTTTAACTGCTTTTTGATTTTTTTTATGAATTTAGGACTAAACTTTTCCAGATACATACACAAAAATAATGTAATAAATGATTTATAACAAGAGTTTGTCTCAATTTTGAAGTTTTACTCTACTTGGCGTAAAAAAACGTGTTATAAGCGATATAAACGCAAATTAAACGTATCTTGTAACATAACTATTGACAAGACGGTAAAATTTTAGTTATATTTGCGTTATGAAAACAGAAATAAAAGAACTGAAAGTTAATCAACTTAATATTAATTCCAAAAACCCTCGCAAGATATCCGAAGTAAGTTATCGGAAGTTAAAAAAAAGTTTAACGGAATTTAAAAAGATGTTAAATATCCGAGAAATTGTTTGTGACGAAAATATGAATGTGTTAGGCGGCAATATGAGAGTGAAAGCTTTATTGGAACTAAACCCAAATGAAAAAGTAAAAGTTAAAATCGTCAAAGGTTTGAGCGAAGAAGAAAAAAAAGAATTTATAATTAAAGATAATGTAAGCAGCGGTTTATGGGATTATGAGTTGCTAAGAAACGAATTTACATTAGAACAATTGAACGACTGGGACTTATTTATTACAGAAGGCGGACTAGATAAAGATATTGAAGATTTCTTAGAGTATGTCCCTCCCTCAGAAAACAAGATTAAACAATTATGCCCTGCTTGCGGGCAACCAATTAAGACTAAAAAATGAGATACTTGCTTTCGTTTTACTACTATAAAGATTTAAATCACAAACTAAAACACGATATAGGAGATTACAAACAACTTATTAAGAATAATGATATATTGATTGATAGCGGCGCGTTTACTTTTTTAAATAAGTATTCAACTATCGAAAAAAGTATGATAACAAATTACATTGACCGATATATTAAGTTTATTAATGACTATAATATTAATTTATTTGTCGAGTTAGATTTAGACAACGTTATTGGAAAGGAAGAAACAAAACAAATAAGAAAACAGATTGAAACTGAAACAAATAAGTTGCCTATATGGGTATTACAAGAAGGCAGAAATAAAAAGGATTTAGATGAAGCATTAGAAAAATATAACTACATCGCAATACCTTTCTCAGGACGAACTCCGTATAGTAGATATATGCGTAATAATAACTCATATATTATGAACTTGTTAGAATATTGTAGGAACAAAAACGAAAATATAAAAATTCATCTGCTAGGTTATACTCCAAACATAAATGACCCTTATATCTATATAGTTAATAGCTCGGACAGCACAAAACATACTCGAATTTATAAAAAGCTTAACGTTATATGTGAACAAGCAGATGAGACTGATATTAGTAAAGATAAAAAAAAAATAAAAAATAAAAAAATGAATTGGAAAAAATTAGAAGACTATAAGATTACAATCTTGCGTAAATATTCTGAATATATATTTAAAAAATATAACTATAAATACTATATTACGTTATGATAACAACTGCTGTAAGATATCACGATATAAGTTGCGGTCATATAGTAACTAACCATAAAGGGTCTTGTAAACAACTACACGGTCATAACTACAGGATTTATTTTTTTATAAAGTTAAAAAAAGAAACTAAAGAAGATATGGTTATTGATTTTTCTGAAATAAAAAATAAATTATGCAAATGGCTTGACGATAATTATGACCACAGGTTCCTGATATGGAGTAAAGATACGCGGGCAAAACAATTAAAAAGTATTGATAATTCGGTTGTAATTACTCCATTCAATCCAACTGCCGAGAATATTGCGAGATATCTGGTCGAAGTTATAGGAAAAAAATTACTAAATAAAAAACTAATACTATACAAATGTGTAGTTCAAGAAACTGTTAAGTGCAGCGGAGTTTATGAAATTAATAGTTAATGACATATTTTATTCGTTGCAAGGAGAAGGAATTAGGCAAGGGGCTCCGTCAATATTTATCAGACTTGCTAATTGTAACCTTACTTGTAACTTTTGCGATACTGAGTTTACTTCGGGAACAGAATACGATATTAACGATATGGTTGAAGTTATTGAAAAATATAAATGCAAAGATATCGTATGGACAGGCGGAGAACCGTTAATGCAATTAAACGAAGATATTTTGAATTTTTTTAGAAGTAAAAAATTCTTTAACTGTGTTGAGACAAACGGAAGTCAAAAATTAATTGAAGGGTTTGACTTTGTTACAGTCAGTCCGAAAGTTGCAGAACATATCTTGAAAAAAAATTTTAAAAAAAAAGTAGACGAGTTAAAATATGTCCGGAAAGTAAATCAATCAATCCCGAAACCATTGATAGAAGCAGAATATTATTTTATTTCTCCTATGTTTGAAGGAAACTCGTTAGATAAAAAAAATTTACTTCATTGTATAAAACTTTGTAAGGATAATCCTAAATGGCGATTAACGATACAGCAACACAAACTACTGAATATTCTTTGAATAATTTATTCAAAGAAAAAAATTGTTCAATTAACGAACAAAGAATTTATGAAGGGTATAAAGAATTTTTATCTAAACAAAAACCTAAACTGACTTTTTTTGAGGCTAACGGTTATGACCAAATGATTATAGAAAAAAATATTTCGTTTTATAGCTTATGTGAACATCATGCATTACCATTCTTTGGTAACATTGCAGTTGGGTATATTCCGAACAAAAAAATAATCGGTTTAAGTAAGTTAAGTAGAATATGTGATTTTTACGCTTGCAATCTCACAACACAAGAATATCTAACACAAGATATTTGTAACTATATAAACGATAACCTAAGTCCAAAAGGTTTAGGAATATATATTAAAGCGAGACATCTATGTAAAGAAATGAGAGGAATTAAAAAGAACGGCGAAATGATAACTATTGCCTTGAAAGGAATTTTCTTTGAAAAAGAAGTCAGAGAAGAATTTTTATTAAACATTAAATGAAGTTTAGTTTTAAAAATATTTTTAAATTTAATAAAAAATCAATTCCGCTAAGTAGCGGACAGTTTAAAAATATTTTTAATAACTGGCTGCTTTCATTCAAGCCTGATGCTAACACAGGATATATCGGAGCTTGTATTGATATATGGGGCATACAGTTTGCCAACGCAAAGTTTAGAGTTTATAAATATTCGAATAACAAGGAAGTTATTCATAAGATAAATAATTTATTTAAAATTCCAAATATATTCCAAACGTTTTGGGAAATTAAATATCGCTGGGCTTTAGATTTAGCAATTGATGGAAATTCATATTTATTGAAGTTGCGTAACGATAACGACGAGTTAGTTGGATTATATCAATTACATCCTGACAGAATTACTACTGAGCCTATCGGTATTGAGAGGATTGATAATTATGTATACAACACAGGAGTTGATATGATTAAGTTTCCTGCTAAGGATATAATTCATTTCAAAACTATTGACTACAGCAATCATATTAAAGGCTCTCCTATAATATCCAGAATTAAGGCACTTCAAGATGTAGAAGCCCTGCAATTAGAATATCGCAAGAAATTTTATCAGCAAGGAGGTTTTCTCGGAGCAACTTTTACGACGGAACAAAAAATGAGCAACGAGAATTTTAACAGAGCATTGCAGCAATTAAAAGATAGATATGGAGGCTCAGAGAATGCGTTTCAGGTTGCTTTATTCGAACAAGGACTAAAGCCAATTCCAACGGCTTACTCATTAAGAGATATGCAGATGACACAAGAACGGCAATTGAATAGAGATGAGATCTGTTCAGCATTTAAGGTTAATAAGTTGTTGTTAGGACAGTCCGAGAATATACAGAGGGGCAATGCAGATACTGTGTTATATGTATTTTATACTACTGTCATTGACCCTATACTAAATTACTTTGACGAAGTATTAACTAATAATATATGTTATGAATATGATAACGGCGACGAATATTATATTAAACACGATACAATGGCTACAAGAGACATAGAACTCAATTTAAAATATTATGAAAACGGATTACGTAATGGTTGGCTAACTGTTAATGAAGTAAGAGAACTCGAAGGATATGAACCGATTAATGAAATTAGTTTAGAAAATGAAATTAAAAAATTAATTGAAAACTAAAATGAACTATAAAGTAATCAATTCCGAAGAAAAAGAATTTAATTTAAACGAACGAACTTTAGTTCATTGGATATCAACTCCGGATATTGATAGCTATAACGAAGTATTAATGCCGAAAGGTATGGACGATAGCACATTCAAGGCTGTTCTATGGTCTCACTCTTTAGGCAATAATTTAATTTTTGATACCGTTGCAAAACCTTCTGATATTGTAATCGGCAAGTCATTATGGCGTAAGGCAACCAATGAAGGAGTAAAAGCGAAAACGCAATTCGTTAATTCCGAACTTGGGAATGACATAATGGAGTTTAACAGACTTGGTTTAATTAATTCTTGGAGTGTTGGTTGGCTGCCGAAGCAAGAACCTGAAGTTCGCAAAGACGGAGTTAAAGTATATCATAGTTGGAACTTATACGAGTATTCAAGTGTGATAATCCCAGCTAATCCGAACGCTGTTAATATAATGTTTGAAAACTCAAAAAGTTTACAACTCAAAAGTATTTTGAACTTTGAGATTGAAAAAAACAATTTCCAAAAACAACTTGACGAGTTGAAATTAATTAAAAAAACGATTGAAGAAGTTTATAAAGAGTTAAAAAATTCAAATAAAAAAGATGAATATGAAAAGGAAATTGGAATTTTAAAATCCGAACTCGAAAAACAGATTGATATAAACAATAAGTTAAAAAAATTATTAATTAAACAAATCAAAAGCGGAGATATCAGTCGGCGTTAGTGCCGATGGAGATATTAGCTTATTATTATTTTATAAACTTAAACTTTTTAAAAAAATGAATGACAAAGAATTAAAACGACTAAACGAATTAAAACAAAAAAATGCTGAAACATTAACAAACGATGAAGTTCAGGAGTTAATTGAATTACAAGATAAAAAAAGTATTGACGAACAAGTTAAAGAAGCTGTTAAAAATGCTATAAGATCTTTACCAAAAGATTATAGCAATATAAATGTTACACAGAATAAACAAGATAGTAATGATTTCGTTAGACTACTAAAGGCGATTAGACACGATGACTATAAAACAATTAAAGAAATTAACGAGAAGGCGGCAAGTCCAATGGTTGAAGGAGTTGCAAGTGATGGCGGTTATCTTGTTCCTGCAGTAACAGTTGCAACTATCGAAGGGTTAATCCCTACTTATGGTCAAGCAAGGCAAGTATTTCAACAAATACCGATGGGCAAAAGTAATATTATAAAACTACCGAAAGAAGGAACAGCCCCGAACTTATATTGGTTAGACGAAGCGGCAGAAAAAACTTCAAGTAAACCTACAATCGATATAATAAACTTGATAGCAAAAAAAGCTGCCGCAATTGTAGTAGTATCAGACGAATTACTTGACGACGCTAATGTATCATTAGGAGAATATCTAATGAAGAAGTTCGCTCAGATATTCGGTATCGGAGAAGATATTGCAATGTTCAAAGGGACTGGCTCTCCGTTTACAGGGTTATTCAGTAATACACATACGTTCGGGAACACTGTTACGTTATCAGGAGGTATTACTACACTGACTTACAAGAACCTGCTTGACGTAATTTACGGCATTGACCAAAACTATGCAACAAACGCAAGCTGGTTATTACATCCTACGATAATGAGTGTCATACGTAATATTAGTGATAGCAATGGAATGCCAATATTCCAAGCTTCTATGTCTGAGAGTTCTCCGGGAAATTTATTGGGATATCCCGTTAAGTTAATTCAGAACGCTCCAACAAGTGCTGCCGAAGGCGGTAGTATCATTGCAGTGTTCGGGAATACTATGAATTCTTATATTGGAACAAAACAAGACTTGACTGTTAAGGTTTTAACCGAGGCAACTATAGATGGCACTTCATTAGCTCAATACGATTTAACAGCATTCAGAGTAGTTGAAAGGATTGCGTTTAATGCAGGTTTAACTGCTGGGTATTCAGTGTTAAAATTGCCTGCGTCATAATAACACAGGTCAATTTAAGGCAGGGTTTCCTTTTTTTTATCATTGTTTTCCTTTTCCCTGCCTTAATTAATTAAAGTTTATGAAAAAATATAAAGTAATAAAACAAATAACAGAAAACGGTATACTGTATACCGTAGGTTCAGTTATCGAACTTAGCGAACAACGGGCTAAACAACTCGAAGGATTAATTGAGTTGAAACAATTTCCGAAAGAATTAAAAAATAAAATGATTACAAAGTTAAAAAATAAAAACTATGAAAAATTATAAAACAACAATCGCTGCATTAGCTGGTTATATTGCTATATTAATTAATAGATACACACAACTTGACTTGCCGGAGGATGTCATAATCGGTGCTGTAATCTGCACAGTAGCGTTACTTTCAAAAGATTATGACACAACAGGTATCGGTATTAAAGCAAGGAAGGAGTAAAAATAATATGAACGGGGCGGTATTGTATCAATATCTAATTAATCAATGCAATGAAGCAATTGAATATTGGTCTTCGCAATCCGATGAAGTTCAAGACAAGTATGAATTGATTAGAACATATACTAACCTCTGTGATGAACATAAACGCAAACTTGAATTGATATTAAGTCATAAAGAAGTTAAATCAGATATTGAAAAGTTTATAGAGCAAACGGAAAAAATTTTTAATGAAGTTTCCGAATACCTTCCGAAAGAAATTAAAAAATTTTTTGAAACAATTTTAAAAATTGCAAAAAATTTATTAAAAGAATTGTGATAACAATTAACGAGTTAATTACATATTTAAAAAAAGATGTTCCAAACTGGCAAACAGGCATTCAATACAATGCAGGCCAGAATTATATTCAATACGGAGGAATAATTTATATATGTATAGTTTCACACACATCAACAGCATTCACAGCAGACTTGGCAAGTAACAAATGGCGTGTTTCGCAGTTATATAATTCATTGCAAAACGGAGTTGCTTATATTCAGAACTACTGCAATAGAAAGATTGTATTAGACAATTATACAGAACAGTTTATTTATATTGAAAACACAAACAGGATTGCAACAAAAGAATATCCTGTAACTGCTGTTAGTGATATTCAATTATTAGATGAGGATACTGGTGTGTTTGACACAATATTCGAACATCCAGATAACGCCGCAAACTCAACTGTGTTAGGAAATTATGTTACTTTGTTAAAAGGTTATTCAATAGAGGCTGGCAAAACGTATAAAATAATTTATACTGGCGGTTTATCAATAATACCGAACGACTTAAAGCAAGTGGCAGTTGAACAGGCAGTAATTGACTTTTATAATTCTAGCGAAAGTCTAGGTTGGTTTGGATTAACACAAAAAGACTTTGGAGGACAAGCTACAAAAGCATTTGCGTTACAAGATAGAAGTTTAATTAACGAAAGACATAACTCAATACTTAATCATTATCGTAATTTTAACATATAATAATTGTCTACGTTCCGAGAAAATATTTTTATACAACTTGAGATTGACTTGCAAAAGTTAAAAGTCTCAAACGGTTACAATTTTGATTGGAACTTTATTCTCGGGTATCGCGATTTAACGCAAGGGATTAATCTGCCTTGCGTTTGTTATTGGTTAGGAAGCGAGACAATTGATAATGCCGACGAAAATAACTCACTACATAAATGCATAAGCGAAATTAATTTTTTATTTTATTTCACTTGCAACGAAAATAACCTTGTTAATGAAGTTTTAGCCTTATACGAGAAAGTCATCCACGACGCAAAAGCATTTTTACATTCTTGGAAACAACATTGTTTTGAATATTACAAGATTAAAGA